GGTATGCCGAAGGTGACGCCCGAATGCTTCAGATCATGAAGAAGGATCTTTTGACGGCGGTAGAGCTTATGGTAAAGCCGCCTATGAAGGGACCGGCTGATGTAACAAATACCGGAGGGGTAAATTTAATACCGGGCGGTTATACAGCTATTAATAATTTAGCGGGGAATAATACGGTAGAGCCTTTATTTCAAATTCCGGTCAATCCTCAGTGGTTGGCGGCGGAAATACAAAAGACGGAGGAAAGTATTAAGAGGATATATAGTGCCGATTTATTCCTTATGCTTGATTCCATTGATACGCCACAGATGACTGCAAGGGAAGTCATGGAAAGGCAGCAAGAGAAGTTACAGCAATTGGGCCCGGTGGTAGAGCGTCTTCAGGATGAGTTTTTATCACCGATTATTGAGCGGACGTATAACATAGCGGAACGCATGGGTATTTTTGAGCCTATTCCGGAAGAAGTGGCAGAGCGTCTTATGAATCAGGATATTAAGATAGAATATATTTCTCCTTTGGCTCAAGCACAAAAGATGAGCGGCCTTGTGAATATAGAGCAAGCTGTTTCTTTTGTGGGTCAGATAGCTCAGCTTTATCCGGATGCGCTTAAGACGATCGATCCTGTGGGAACGGTCAAGAGGTATTTTGAACTTTTGGGTGCACCGGCAATTATGCAGAGGTCTACTGAAGAAATTGAGAAAATGATAAAGGCTGAACAGGAAATGCAGCAGCAAATGCAAGAGCAGCAGCAAATGCAAATGGCAGCACAGACGATGGCACCTGCAGCTGAGGCAGCTAAGAATTTAACAGAGGCTACTAAGGATGGGAATCCGGCTCTTAATAATGCCTTGGGTCTCGGGGTGATGTAATGAAAACTATTGTTACTAAGTATGATGAACTTGTCAGAAAGTATATTCAGCAGAGGTATCAAGAGGAAACTAAAAAGAATCTTCGCACTATGCTTAAAACAAAGCAGGGGCGATGGTTTTTTACGTATATATTGGAGATGAGTGGATACGTGGCTGAGACGTTTACGGGAAATAGTCATACGTTTTATAACGAAGGGAGGAGGTCCATCGGAATTGAACTTACGAGAAATATCATGGACATGTTGGGAAAGGAGGGGTTTAACGCAAAACAGAAAGCTGAAAAAGAATTTGCAGATTTTCAATATAAGCAGAAACGTTTAATGGGAGAGGAAGATAATCATGAATAATGAAGCAGTAACACAAACGACTGAAACGAATCCGACGGCAGATGCGAACAATGACATGAATACGCAGGTAGCCGGTACGGAGAAGGGTCAGACAAATGAGGAAAGAAGTTCTTTGGCTTCTGAAGCAGGAAGCGTGGCTACGGAAAATAGCGGAGCATCGGATAGCGGAGCGCCGGATAGTTATGATTTTTCTAAAGCATTACCGGATGGTGAGACGCTTGATGAAGCCACGTCTAAGGATTTCGGAGAAATTTGCAGAGGTCTTAATTTGACTAATGAAGAGGCGAATCAAGTAGCCGGTTATGGATTTCAGTGGGCACAAAGGCTGATTCAAAATGTGGCTGATAGTCGTGAGAGGGAAATTGATAGTTGGGCAACGGAGACAAAGGAGTCTTTGGGCGCGAATTTTGATAAGACGATGAATGAGTATGGAGCGGGTCTTTCGTATATTGAAAAGACGTCTCCTAATATTCGTCAGATTCTAAATCAAACGGGTGCAGGGAACCGTGTAGAAGTTGTCAAAGCTATTGCTGAGTTGGGTCGGTTAGTGTCTGAAGATAAGGGTGTAGGAGGTAGTGCTGCCGGAAATTCCGGAGGAGCAGCACTTTATCCGAATACGAATTTTGAAAATTATTAGTAAGTGAAAACAGGAGGAAATATTATGTCAACAGTAGGAAAATTAGCATTAACATTTAACGATTTAAGAAAACGTCAAACACCGGATGGTGCTATTGATCGAGTCATTGAGACTTTGGCTCAGTCGAATCCTATCATGGATGATATCGTATGGGCGGAAGGGAATTTACCTACAGGGAATCAGACTACTCAACGTACGGGTCTTCCGAACGTCTATCTGAGACAAATCAATCGTGGGGTACCTGCGGGCAAGTCGAGTACGAAACAGGTAGTAGATACATGCTGTATTTTAGAGGCACGTTCTATTGTCGATACAGAACTTATTTCTTTGCAGCCGGATAAGGAGGCTTTCCGTAATTCGGAAGATATGGCTTTTGTAGAGGCTATGGGTGAAACTGTGGCGCATCATATTTTCTATGGTGATTCGTCAAAGGATTTAGATCAATTTAACGGATTGGGTATTCGTTATAATAGTTTCGGCGGTAAAAAGCATGAGGCTTCTTATCAAGTTATTGATGCAGGCGGTAAAGGAAAAGGAAAGCTTTCTTCTGCTTATTTGGTAGGATGGGGAGAAAGAGCGGTAACGGGTATTTATCCGAAGTATGGTTATGCCGGATTAAAGAGACAGGATTTAGGAGAGGTTGATGCGTTTGATCCGGATGGAAATCCTTTCCGTGCGTTGTCTACTCTTTTCCGGTGGAAGCCCGGTCTTGCCGTAAAAGATCCTGAAATGGTGGCGGCAGTACGTAATATCGATTTGGCGGCGGTAGAAAAGTCTGAACAGGTAGCAGATAAGAAACTTGTTATAGATTCTATGATTCGTGCGCAGGGGCGTATGAGAAGCTTTAATAATGTCAAGGCGGTATGGTATGTATCTCCGGAAATGTACACATTCCTTACGTTGTATTTCAATGATAAGAATAATGCGTATATTACTCGTCGTGAATTGGCTGAGGGTATGGTGCAAATTGCAGTGAACGGTATCATTGTCAAGAAGGAAGATGCACTTACCGATACAGAAGATGTTATTGCTGAAGCAAAATAAGAGATTTTATAAGTCATTGAAAGGAGATCTATTATGATTATTGATGCTGAAAATACATTTTTCTATAAACATGATTTAACAGGGGGCGTGACATCAAATGTCCTTGCCAACGGAGAAGGCGGATGCGCTTATGAGGGACTGTGGATTTGTGCCATGGTAAATAAGGCTTTATCTGCTGAGGCGGCGTTGGAGGTAAAAACTTCCGATAAGGAGGATATGAGTGATGCTGTTCTTCTTGCTACGCTTAAAGTAGAAAAGGATGAAGGGAAAGGAGCAAACCTTCGTATGCCTTTAAGTTTGAAAAAGTATATTCGTATAGAAGTGACGGGTGCTACTACAGGTACGATTACGGCATTTCTTACACCGGATGTAAATCTTCAATGATAGAGGCACTTCATTATCCGAAGTTAAAAAGCGGACGGGAGTTAAAAGACTTGTCCGCTAATGAACTTCGGGCAAAACTCATCATGCAGGGTGTAGAGATACCTGAAACAATCAAAACCAAAGAGGATCTTATAGGCTTGGTTAAGAAGTATAGTTAAATGATAAGAGGGAATTATTCCCTCTTTCTCTATGTGCTTATCAATGATGAACATAGAGAGAAGGAGGAAAATCAAATGAACGGAACAGATATTTGTAATATTGCTTTGGCGTATATCGGGCAAGGACGCATTGCCTCTATTGAGGAAGAGTCTGAAGAGTCGGCGCAGTGTGTGCTTTTTTATAATCATTTGCGGCGGAAATTGCTTTCGGAATATCGATGGAATTTTGCGGAAAGAAAACAGAAATTGGCTCTTCTTAAAGAGGAGGTAGCAGGGTGGAACTATGTGTATGCCTATCCGGCACAGTGTCTTATCATACGAAAGATTCATGAGAAGGGGAATGACCGTATCGTTAAAAAGGAAGATTGGCAGGTACTTACTTTAAATGAATCAACAAAGGCGGTATGCACTGATGTATCCGGTGCTTATGCTACATATACTGCTAATGTGGAAAATGCCGATATGTTTCCGGATACGTTTGTTTCTGCTTTAGCACATGCATTGGCATCGGCTATTGCTGTTCCTTTGTCAGGTAGTCAGACGATGGCGCAATTGCATTATCAGATGATGCAGCAGGATATTTATAATGCGAAATATCAAAGTGCCATACAGGATAATCGTAAAACGGAATATCCTACGACATATATGGACGGGAGATGATTATATGGCACGAGAAACTATTTACATGGTGCAGCCATCTTTTGGAGCAGGTGAATTGGCACCGGAAGTAGCAAGTCGTATTGATTTGGATAAGTATCAGAATGCCTTACTTCAAGCGGAAAATGCTTATATCAGACCATATGGATCTGTGTATAAGAGAGGCGGAACTCTTTATTGCGGTGAAACTTATGATACGGGAAAAATTAAGTTAAAGGAATTTAAAGCGCCCGGTGGTGCATATTTATTGGAGTTTGGTAATCGGTATCTTCGTATATGGAAGAATGGACGTCCGATGGATGGTATGTTGGATACACCCTATACAGCTGAGGAATTAGATAAACTTCGCATGTGTCAGTCGGCGGATGTGATGTTCATTGCTTCAGGGACACATCCTATTATGAAACTCAGCAGATATTCCGACGGGTTCAAGTTACATCGTTTTGATATCAAAAATCCTTATTTTGATTCTATTTTTTCTTCTGATGATGTGTCCATTACCGTAGATATAAAAGATGACGGGCATGTGTCTCTTCATAGTGATAAAGCTTTATTCACTCCGGACATGGAGGGAACTTATATAGAAATACAACAGGAGGTAGAAGCACGAACTGTTTCTCTTTCGGGGCGTGATACTTCTGAAGCTCTTCTTTGCGGAAAAAGTTGGAAAATTATTACACATGGAACGTGGAAGGGGAAAATCACTATTGAAAAAAGAAAAGGGAAAAATGGTGAATGGAAAACTTTTCGTACGTATACGGCTGATGAGGATTTCAATGCAGCAGAGAGCGGCACGGTAGATGAGCATACATGGTTTAGGGTAAAAAGCGAAACGAATAAAGCTAATACAGATTTTACGGTGCTTCCGTATACGCATAAAAGTGTCATCAAATTAACTTCCATTTATAGTGATAAGGCGGCGGATGGGAGTTGTGAACAGTCTCCGGCAGAGAATGTTCGTGCCACTTATTTTTGTAGAGATGCATGGAATAAAGAATTCGGATATCCGGAGACGATTGGATTTTTTCAGGATAGATTGTGCTTAGGTGCTACCAAAAAGCAACCTTATATGATGTGGATGAGTCGAAGTGGAGATTATGGGAATTTTTCCGTGGATAAGGTGGGCGGTACGGTAACGGATGATTCGGCTATTGCTTTGGCTTTTATCAATCGCAATCAGCAAACGTTGAAACATCTTTGTCCTGAGTCTGATTTAATCATTATGACGGGCGGAAATGAATGGATATTATCGGGGGCAAATACTTTAACTCCTACGAAGGCAAATCCGAAGCAGCAAACATCGAGAGGCTGTACGGATGTTGTTCCTCTTTCTATCGGGGGTCGGCTCATATTTATCCAACATCGAGGAAAGACTGTGCGGGATATGCAGTATAATTTTGAGTCGGATTCATATGATGGACAGGATTTGACTTTATTGGCCAAGCATATCACGAAGGATCGGGAAGTCGTAGATATGGCTTATATGCAGGATCCGGATAGTCGAATGTATTTTGTCTTGAGTGACGGGTCGATGGCTTGTCTTTCTTATGTGCGAGATCAAAAGATATATGCTTGGTCACAGTTTGTTACTCAAGGAAGCATAATTGCAGTATGCAATGTGGAAGAACCGAATAAAGACGGTATTTATATTGTAGTTCGGCGTAAAGGGCGTCAGATGATAGAGCGTTTGGAACAAGCTGATGCCGGGACTGCTTGGCCGGCAGCTTATATCATGATGGACTCAGCTATGAAAATTGTCAGTGAACATGAAACCGGGAAAGGACAGTATCATTTATCGAATACAGATATCGGGATTTTGGCTGACGGAAGGTATTATACGACGAAAACGGATAGTAACGGGTATTTTACTATACCGGGAAAAGGATTTTCTGTGGTGGTAGGTCTTCCATATACCATGAAGGTAGAGTTACCAAATATAGAAATGGCTACTCAAATGGGTACATTGCAGGGGCGAAAGAAAAAGGTGGCTGCTGCTACTCTTCGATTGGTGAATAGCTTGGGCGGACGTATCGGCATAGAGAAAAAGAATATGATTCCTATTAAGTATGAAGAGTTCTCAAATCAGGAGATTAAACTTTATAGCGGAGATAAAAGGATTACGATGCCGAATAAAGGTTTCGAACTTACAGGAAGGATAGTTATTATTTCTGACGAACCGTATCCTTTTAATTTATCGGCAGTCATAAGAGAGGTGGTCCTTGATGGATAGTATGTACGGTAGTGATAAAGTCATAGCGGTGAAGCGAGATGGTGTATCTGACTTAGTGGAATACATGGCCAAGCATATAAGACCTGAAGATGAGTATGAAATTACGGCTTTTCATCGGGAAACGAGGCAAGCTATTTTTGAGTCTGTATCAGTAAGTACAGAGGTGTATAAGGTAGTGGATAAAAAAGGCGTTCCCTTTATGATATTCGGGTATGCCAAATATGGAAGTCAGATATGGGCTATCGGTACGACAGAGGCAAAGCGGCATAAGAAAACCATTGTCATGTGCGGTCGTGATTATATTGACAGGTGCCTTCGCACATATGGATATATGATGAATTGGATAGGGAAAAATAATAAGAAAGCGCTTAGGTATATTGAACGTGCCGGCGCTATTTTCTTTGGTGAAATAACATCTCCGGAGGGAAAAGAATTTATTGGATTTGAAATAGGAAAGAGGGGGTAGCTATGTGTTCGGTTATGATGGGTTTGGTAGCTTTGCAAGGGATTATGCAACATATTCAAATACAAAATGCTACGGAATCACAGGCGCGGGCGTATCAGGCACAGGCTGAGGCGGCTAATCAAAATGCTCAAATCATGGAAAGGCAAAGGGATATGATTGCGGAGCAGTATGCTCAAAGGCAACGTGTTTTAGATGATAAGCGCAGATTGGTTTTGGGACAGCAAGCTGCATCGGCAGGAGCTTCCGGACTTGATGGCGGCGGAAGTGTTTCAGATGCCGGAAGCGCTGCTATTTCCGCCTATAGAAATGACAGTATGAATCTTTTATCCAATCAGCGCAATGACACATTGAATGCTTATCGGGAACAGGTAAATTATATGAATGCTGCTTCAGGAGCAAGGGCGGCGGCAGCTAATGTGAAACGGCAGGGGAGAATACAGCTTTTGGCCAACTTTGTAAATACGGCTATGGGAATATATGGAGCAAAGAATCAATTCCAAAATCATATTCCGTCGGATCAACCTGCTACGACGGGGTGGAAAACGGGATTTACGGGAGATATACAAAAAGGAACTCTTTCGTATGGTACGCCAAGCATAGGAGAGAGTTACGGGAATCCGTTTTCGAGGAATATGACTATTTCCTCAAAGCCTTCGTATGATATAGTATCGGGACTGACAATGACCAAAGATTTGATAGGACAGGGGATAGGAAGACATCGTATTTATCAACCGTCTAAGTGGAGGAAGAATCAATGAAATTAACGCAGTATGAGCCATCGGTAAATAAAAATATAGAGCAAGCGAAGATGAATGCTGTCACGAATATTCAAGCTTATGGCGGTACCGGAAGTGAATGGAACGATTTAGGGAAAGCCGTCAATATGATTTATGCCGAGAAAGAAAAAGAATGGCTCCGTGGAGAAAATAATAAAGTCATTGATGCAACGAATGAATATAATCGGCAAATGAACAGTTTACTCTATGATGAAAATGAGGGTCTTCTTCAAACGATGCAAGGCAAGCAAGCGGAACAAGTGGAAGCGATTTATGGGGAAAAAGAAAATGAAATTCGACAAAAGATTGTAAAAGATTTTGGGATAGGCAGTCAATATGCATCAGACGCTTTCCGGAAACAAGTGGAAAATGATATAACAGCACAAAAATTAATCATAGACAAATATCAACGAGGAGAAAAGTTAAAGTATGCGGGAAATCAAATTGATGCCATAAATGCAAATATAGCGTCTAAGGTAGCAAAGGATCCCGATTTATTTAATATCGTTTATGATGGTGGGGTACAACAAAAAACAGCTATTCGCGCAAGCTTAGGCATGGACGAATTGGCCATTGCCGAAGCAGAACGAAAGGAATTGAATGGGTTAGCTGAGACAATTTTGTCTACGGCACTTGCTACGGAAAATACCAAACAGGGATTGGCAGCAGTAAAACAATTACGAGAGCGAAAAGCCGATGAAAGTATTCTCAAGAAATATGAAAAAATATTCTTGGATAAAGAGACAGAAAAGACAACAAAGGCGCAAAGCGGTGATTTTTTAGATAAGAATCCTAAATTCTTAAATGGGACAGGGGAAGAGGCTTATAAGGAATTTCGAAAAGAACATCCGTTGGTGGCCGGGACGTATGCTGATACTCCATGCGGACGTATAGGCAAGTATATAGGAGAAAGATTAGGTTTTGATCCGTCATGGGGTTTTGCGGTAGTTTCTCATGAATCAGGGCATGGTAAATCGGCGCCGAGGAATAATTATTTCGGGATAAAGTGGGACGGTAAGGGAGAGTATCAGGAACTTCCAACAACAGAGTGTGACGCCGATGGAAATGAAAAAAGTGTGATGGCTAAGTTTAAGGTATATAATTCTCCGGAGGAATCAGCGGAAGATTATGTGCAGTGGATGTTGAATCATACCACAGAAGAAGAGCGAAAGAATGTAAAATCTGCTGCTGATTTGGCAAGGCTCATGAAAAAGCACGGATATTATACAGATAAGGAAGATAGATATGTTGCGAGTGTAAGTTCTATCGCGCCTCGTTACAATGATCCGAATGATGATATTTCTGAACAAGAGAGGGCTGCGATAGAAGAGAAACAGAAGAGTGCATTCATGGCAAAATTTCAAGAAAAGGTACGGGAGCGGCAGCAGCATTTGGCGAATTTATATGGTGAGGTAGATAAGCAAATTACTAATTTAACTGACCAGGGGTATGGCCCGTCTGCTATTTATCAATTTATTCAGACGAAAAAAGAGGAGTATCCGGAATTAGAGGATTCACCGCAATTTAGAAGTTTGCTTCGTTCAGCGAAACAGAATAAAGACAGGGAAGAAAGAGGAATGGCTCGGGCCAATGAAGCGGAAAATGAGAAGGGAGTAGAGGAAATTACTAACCTTATCGGGTATGACATTGTAAATAAAGGTATGCTTGACCATGCAATTGAAGTGGCTCAAGAGAAAGGGGGATATAGTTTTTCACAACGACAAATCAATAAAATGTATAGCGCTCTTAATGAATATGACATCGGGAATCCAAAGTATCATATGCCGTTGGATAAGAAGGAAATTGCCGCTTATACTCAGGTGAGTAAGAGTGAAATATCTAATATGGTTATGGGTCTGATACGAAGGGAAATTGCTGAAAGAAGTAAGAATGCGGACGGGCCGCTTAGCCATGATGATCAATTGAGGATAGCCGAGGAGATATTGTGTCAGCAAAAAATGACCGAAAAACCGGGCAGTTGGTGGCATGAATTTACGAATGGTTTGATTGGCGACAAGGGAGAGGATGTAACTGCAAGCGAGGCAGATTTAGCACACATGGGTATAACGAAAATCGGGCACTACAGTGATTCAAGGATGTTGCAGGTAAGTTTTGAGGATGGAAGCGAGACATGGATGACGCCGGAACAGTTTGAAGAGCTTAAACAAGGACGGATATTGAAATCGGATATAATCGCGGAGAACAGAGCCGTTGACCAAGAAGATCAGGAATAAAGAGGAGATATATCATGAAAGATGAAGATTTTTTAGAAATTCTTAAAGGAAAGAAGAGGTTAGTCAAAGAGCGGAGACCGGAAAGACCTATTATCTATAAAGCGCCGGTAGATAGTCCGGAAGCAACGGGAGAGAGTCCTCACGATGATAGTGCGGGCATGTGGGATAAGATGCAGAAGCTCTGGGCTGTATGGGGGAATAGTGAAACAAAAGAGGAACGGCTTTCTACGGCGGAAAAGGTGGGAACGGCTTTAGGAATTAATCCTCAATCGCTTGTCAATAATGATGATTTATATAAAAATGCTGTGACGATGTATGAAGTGAGTTGCAATCGTGCTTTTATGCAGGGAGAGCCTTTTTCACCGAAAAAGATGGCTGAGCTTTATCCGGAATTGGATATTCATGATACGGTGGCCATGACGGCGGCTACTCTTGATTATCTTAATGTTCTTAAAACAAGAGAGGCTATTGATAAGACAAATGATGAAAGTGTTGTTCAACGTATCAGTAAAGATGTCGGAGATATTGTCAGTGGAATTGAGAGTGTTTTTGATAAGGGCACGACTTTTATCGGAGAGGCTTGGGATACCGGTAAGAAGATGTCCGAACTTAATGAACTCTATTATAAGGATATGGCGGGAGAGGCGTCTGATGAAGATAAAGAAAATATCAAAAAATTAGAAAGGAATATCAAGAATTTTCAGAAAAAAGAATCTGAGAATTACGGTTTAACGATT